GAGGGCCTGTTTCGAGACGTCGAACGCCAACACGGCCCCGACGACGTCGAGGTTCAACAGGGCCGCGGCCGCGTTCCGCCACTTCCCGCCCGCTGTCGCGGCTTCCTTGCCCGATACTTTCAGCGCTTCGCCGATCCTTTGCACGGCCTGGTGGGCGGCGATCGCGCCTACGGCCATCGCGCCGAACGCCACGGTCGACGCACCGCCGGCCGCGGTCGCCGCGGCCTCGACGTCGCTGAACGTCGCGATCGTTTTCTGCCCGGACTCTTTCGCAGCCCGCACCTCGGCGAGCATGGCGTCAGCGCCGGTGCCGTGGATGGTGGACGTTCGCCGCGAGAACCCCTTCAGCTGCGCCTCGGCCTTGGCCAGGTCCTTGGTGAGTTTGGTGGTGTCGCCGACGACCTCGACGACCAGGGCGGGCATCAGAGAGCACCCTTGTTGAAGCTCTTACAGACCCGCTCGACGAGGGCCGCGAACCTACGGTCGACCTCGCCCCGATGCTGGTAGAGGGCGGGTTTCATGACGCGGTTCATCATCGTGTTGTCGAACCGTGTCCGCTTCCGTGGGCTGCCCTTGGGGGCACCCTTCTGGACCGGAACCACGTAGACAAGACGCGGGGTCTGCCTCGTGCGGAACTGCGCCCACGATACGGTCATGTTGCGGACAGTGAACGCCCGCCCCTCAGCGCTGTGCTCCACCAGTTGGCCGAGCGCGAGCAGCTCCCGCCGGCCCGCAGCTTTGATGTCCTTGTCGGCCTGCTCGAGCGCCCGGTTCACCAGCGCAAGGTCGTGAACCCGGAACTGGACGCCGGCCATCAGCCTGGCGGGGCGGTGTAGGTGTAGGCGTGCCACAGCTGCATCTGCGTCAACAACCCGATCTCCCGGATGGTCAGGATGCCACCGATGCGAGGCGCCCAGTAGGCTGCTGGTCGCTCGCCGGGGGGCCGTCCGATGTCGGACTCCCAGATGCGCCACCACTTGACGAGGGCGTCTCGCCCCCCTCCCGAGGGTCGGCTTCGTCGACCTCTTCGTCCGGGACGGGTTCGAGCTCGAACGTGAACGCCCCCACCGTCGCCTTCCTCGCCTGCTGCTCGGTCAGGTCGACACCATGGCGGGCCAACACCACCGTGGCGACGGCCATCCGCACGATCCAGTCGCCGTTCGCGAACGCCTCCCCGATCCCGTAGCCGACAGCGCCCGACAGGCGCTTGATCGTCTCCGCTTCGGACACCAACAGCGCGTCCGGTGAGGACACGTCGACCAGAAGCGCCCGGAGGTCGCAGTCGTAGTCGCCGTCGACGCGTTTGCCGACGCCTTTGACGGTCAGCCTGTCCATGGCCTAGGCGGCGGCGGTGTCGTAGAACTGCAGGCCGGTTTCGTCGGCGGCCGTGAACTCGACGCTGTACGCCTCCACAACACCCCTCGTCGCACCCGGGCTATAGGTCAGAACCTGCACCTGGCCGCGAAGTTCTGGGTTGGTGGCGGACACGGCGACGTTCTGGTCGTGCCGCCACGCGAAGTCGACGATCTCGCGGTCACGGTGGATCTCGTACAGCACCGAGTGCGGCTCGTCTGTGCCGTAGCCGCCCATGAACTCGCACGTCACCGACTGCGTCGTGATGCCGGCCAAATACTCCGACGCGCCGGTGGCGTTGAAGCCGGACACGTCCTCGCGGGCGTGCTCGGACGTGAACGCGACCGACCTGCAGAACGTACTTAGATCCTTTCCGTCGACCTCGACGGAGTCCATCAGAGCGATCCGCTTAGGCATCGTCGTCCTCCTTTTCGTGTTCGTGTTTGTCGCGCCGGACGACGCGGATATCCCCCCGGGCTTTCGCGCGGCGCTCCTGGTCTTCGGTCAGGTCGGCCTCGAACGTTTCTCCCTCGCGGTGGCCGCGGTAACCGGTTTTGGCGAGAACCTTGTAGAGGGTGGTCATGCGTACATCGCCACCCTCCAGACCGCCCCGATCATCTCCCCGCTGGGGTCGTCGCTCGACTGGGTGAACCCGCTGACGGTGCCGTCGGCGGGGACGATCACACCCACCTCCGCCAGGGCTGCTTCGACGGAGGCGGGGTCGGTCGGTTCGAGCAGCCGGTAGAGGAGGTCGGAGGCGGCGTGGCCGTCGGCGTTGTTGACCCGTGCTCGCACCACCCACCTGAGCCGCTTACTCGCGACGCCGAAGCCGGCGCCGTCCTGGAACTCCGAGTCCGGATAGAAGTCCAACGCCGGCGGGGTCTGGTTGCGGTCGCCCCACTGGTACACCTGCAAACCGTCGACCTCGTCCGCCAAGGGTTGCAGGGCGTTGGTGATGACGGTGGCTGCTTCCTGCACCGTCATGCGATGCCGACGTGCTGTCGGAGGGCGTTCAACCGCAGGTGATGCCTGTGCCAGGTGTCGCGGGGCGCCACGATCGGGCCGATGTCCGGCCCCTGCGGCAGAACACCGCTCGTCGAGTAGCTGAAGCGCCACAGTTCGGCTGCCCGCTCCAGGTTCACTTCGGCCACGATGCTCGGCGGCGGAGCCGGTGCGGGGCTGTCGGTGGTGTAGCCGACGTCCCAGTCGATCTCCCGCGCCGCGGCCTCGAGCACGCGGTCCATCGCGACCAGCTCGTCCGCGGTCGGCGCTGTTTTCCCGAGCACCCGTTGCAGCTCTGCGCGGTCGACGTACGGCCCCGCCGACGGGACAGCCGCACCGGGGGCCGAGTAGGTTACGACGAGGTCTTCGATGCCCTGGACGCCGGCGTCGGCGGCTTTCCAGATCAGCGTGTACTGCCCGGCGGTGTCAGGTGCGACGAGCCCGGTTGCTGCGTACACCCCGGAGGCGATCTCGGAGATCCCCAGGCTCGTCGCGGCTATGGCTGTTGTGCCGGTGTTGTCGTTCGCCTCGACAGTAAGCGTGCCGACCAAACCGCTGGTGCCGGTGTCGATGACGGCCTCGAACGTGGCTCCGGGGGCGACGTTCACGGCACGCTCGGGGGGCCGACGGTCGGGACGGGACTGTAGGAGATGCTGGACAGCGACAGGTAGCCCTGGGCGCCCGTGCCGCCGACGACCAGGTACACGTACCAGACGATGCTCCCGTCCGCCTCCACGTCGACCCGCGAGATCGACTGGTCGGAGGGGGCCATGAACACGTGTCTCGCGTCGGGCCGGCAGCCGTCGGGGAGCGTCGCGATCAGCGTCGGCTCCGTCAAAGGGTCGGCCCTCGTTATCGCCCCGTCGAGCCTGAGGGTGTTGTTGGCGTTGAGGCGCCACCGTGAGGGCGCGAACGGCGGCCCGTAGTCCTGGAACCCGTTCTGCAACTGGGGTTCGCCGGGGTCGCCGAACCGGTGGTATTCGACGTTGGCGACGGTCGCGAGGATCGCGTTGACGTCGTCTGTGGTGGAGACCCGGGTGAGCGGGTAGACGCCGGAGCCGTCATCGACGGGCGACGCCCCCAGACCGGGGTCGGTGGTCGCGTCGACGTCGTCGAGGTCGCGGAGCCTGCGGATCACCCGGGTCGCGGCCATTTAAGCCACCCTTTGCAACAACCCGGCGACACCGAACGTGACGTCGTGGCCGCAGTTGTGGTAGACGTACGCGACGATCTTTGCTCCCGCGGGGAGCTGCATCGTCGCTGACAGGGTCGTGTCGCATTTCGACTGGAACGGCACCCCCGGGTCCGACAGCAGAAGCGTTTGGTAGACGGTGAGGCAGTAGCCGCCGATGCTGTCGAAGTCCATGCTGAAACTGACTTCGGCGTACTTGCCGGCTTCGGCCCCGCTCGGGGTGAACGAGACCGTGGCGGAGTAGACGCCGGCCGCGACGACCGTTGGGGCGGCCGGGTCGGTGTAGTCGAACAGCTCGTCGAGTTCGTCGTGGTAGAACGGCACCTGGAGGCCGTCGTTGCCGGTCGGCACGACGGTGGTGCCGCTGTGGGAGCCGAACTTCTCGAATCCGGGGGCGGCGAGGGCCACCCCGCCGCCGCCGGGTGACGTGTCGCCTCCGGCCCAGTGCGGCTCAGGCACTTTCGAGCTCGGCCTGCTTCTCGGCCACGGTCAGGTCGTCGGACGACCACTCGTACCCACGCTCGGCCGCGAGCTTGTCGAGGCCGGCGTGCTGGCCGGGGAGCCGTTTCTCCTCGTCCTGCTTGCTCTCCTTCGCCTCGGCCTTCGCGGCTTTCGACTCGGCGGCCTCGCCGCCTGTCCCCTCGACCCACGGCGGGTCGAGACCGACGGCCTGTTTGTTGGGGGCGTCGAAGATCTCGCCGGCCATCACTGGCTCACATCTCTCATGGCGTTTATACTCCCTTGATAATGAGACAGGGTCGCCAGGACGGCCGCCTCTGGGCGGAGCTGCCGGTAACCGAACGGCTGGCCGAATACAGCGTCCGCGACGACAGCGGGTGTCTCGTCTGGCAGCGGTCCACCAACGCCTACGGCTACGGGCACCTGAGGGTGCGCGGCCGCCTGCGGGTGGCCCACCGTGTTGTGTGGGAACTTGCCCACGGGCCGATCCCTGACGGGATGCTGGTTCTCCATTCCTGCGACAACCCGTCCTGCATCGCGATCGAGCATCTCCACGTCGGCACCGCCAAAGACAACGCCCAGGAGAAGATCGCCCGACGCCGCTTCGACAACGGCAGGGCCCCGATGCTGCCCGACGAGACGGCGCTGGCGATCCGCCGCGACTGGTTCCGCGGCGGGGTTCGCCAACGTGAGCTCGCCGAGCGTTACGGCACCACCGTACCGGTGGTCGCGAACCTCGTGATCGGGCACACGTACAAGCATCTGCTCTAGCGTTTTTCCCTGCTTACGGGGTTTTTGTGATGACAATGATCCCGGTCGCCTCGAGGATCAGCGGCACGAAGTTGCCGGCGTACGCGACCTGGACGCCGAGCACGGAAGGCTCCACGACCTGCAACGAGCCGATCCGGTCTTCGTACACCTCGGCGGCGGCGGTGGACATGACGACGATCTTGTTGTCGGCGATCCCGGCGGACACGTACAGGGGGATGCCGGCGATCGAGCCGACCTGGCCCTGGCCCCAGTCGGCCGCCACGAACCCCGTCGACTGCGAGTCGACCGGGTTGATCGGTGCGAACAGCGGCCCGACCTGGCCGAGCATCTGCGGCGGTGCGGCAGCGATCAGCCGGCCGGCGCCTTTGACGGCCGAGTAGACCTGGCCGGCGGCACCCCAGAACGCCGCCGCGACCTGGGCTGCCGTGTTGACACCCGTCGCGAGGTTCGTCGTGGCGGCGGTGCCTCCGGCGACCAATGCGTCAACGGTGACGTCTTCGGTCTTGATGGCGTACTGGGCCGCCATGTCCGAGATGATCAGGTCCATCGCGGCCGGGTCGGACCAGTCGATCAGTTGGCGGCTGACGTTCAGATATGTGCCATAAGTCACCGGCACGGCGGGCAGCTTGGTGATGATCATCTTCTGGCTGTTGAGCTCGGCCTTCTCCGCCGACTGGGCCGCGACGGCGGTGTGCTGAGTCACTTTCGGCCTCGACCAGCCCGAGCCGGGCAGCTGCCGCGGCCCGAGCGCGGACACGACGGGGCGGGCCGCGTCGATGAAGTTCAGGACCGGTTGCAGGATCCCCGACGGCAGCAGCCCGGTCGAGTCGGTCGTGGTCTGGTGGGCGGCGGCCCGGTTGAACGTGTCGAGCCGCTCCCTCGCCTCGGGCTGGCCCAAACCGGCCCGCCACATGTCGATCGCGTAGTGGCCCGCCGATCGGTACTCGACGTCGGCTGCGGGGCGCGGCTGGTTCTGCATGAACTTCGCGAGCTGCGCGACCCGCTCCGACGAGTCGCCGGCGATCCGGCGGTTCTCCAGCAGCGGCTCGAGCTTCTTGTTGACGTCGGCCATCCGGCCGTTGACGTCGTTGACGAGCGCGGTCTGTTCGTCGGACAGGTCTTTGCCGTCGGCGGCCTCGTAGATGCCGGCCACGAACTGGGATCGCTCTTCGATCTCCGCCATGTAGCGGGCGATCATCTGGTCGGTTCCGTTCATTCGAGAGCTTCCTTTCGGGGTTGCGCGAACAGAAGGATTGGGATCCCGTGTTCGAGCGCCTAACCCCTGCTACAGCAACGCCCCGCTCTGCGGTTTGGTCTCTGGCGGCTGAGGGCCTGCGTCTCTTGCCGGTCAGTCTACACCGCTGCTACGGACGGAGGTAGCGGCGGTTCATGTCCGCGTGCTGCGCCCACAGAGCCTTCATGGCGATCCGGTCGCGGTTAGGGGTCTCTTCGCGTGAGAGCGGCTCCTGTGGCCGCACAGAGGCATCTCTGACGTCGAGGACGACCGCGTCCTTGTACGCCGGGGACGCGACGAACGCGAGATGGTCCAGATGGAGCCGGTTCAGCCGCCGCAACGTGCGGCCGTTGTCCCACACCTCGGCGTCCTCGTAGACGGGGCCGCGGCCGTTGTCGCGCCGCAGCAGCATGAACCCCGCCGACGCGTCCAGGCCGCCTTCGTCGCAGAGCACAAGCGTTTCCTCGCCGAGCGCGGTCGTGAACATCCGCACCTCGGCGACCAGTCCCTCGCTGCGGGACGGGTGCAAAGCGACGATCTTGCCGGCGAGCCTGTCGGGGTCGTGGCCGCGGTTGACCCGCGGCAGCTTGTTCGTGCGTTTCTCGGCGCCGTCGAACGCTGTCCTCGACACGATCTCGGTGAACACCTTGCCGTGCTCGTAGATCTCGGTCGGCTGTTCGTAGGGCATCGCGACCACGGTCACGAGCCTCTTCGGGAAGTTCACCTCGGCGACCTGCTGGCCTTCACCCGACCGGTACTCGACGCGTGTTTCGACCATCGTTGCGCTCATGCGAAGGCCACCAGTCCCGCCGTCGGGGTTGCGTTCACCAAACGCTCGATCTGCTGGATCTGGTCGACCGTGATCACCGGCCGCCCGTCCTTGTCGACGATGCTGCTCAGGATCGCGTAGGTCTGCGCCCGCTCGTACTGGCCCGGCTGCACGTACCAGTCCGAGTTCAACTCGACCTTGGTGCCCCTGGGCAGCGCCCACCCCGACAGGCCGTTCATCACGTACGACGCCTTCGGCCGCAGCCCGGTGTTCCAGTGCTGATCCCTCGCCATCAGGGCGGACGAGTAGGTCAGGCTGTCGCCGGCGCCGGGCAGGCCGACGAGCTGGGGCGGCACCTTCAGCAGCGTCGCGATCGTCGCGTTCGTGAACTGCGACAGTTCCAGCAGCGCCATGTCTTTCGGGTTCAGAGCCGTCGGCGTCCACTTCAAACCGCCGGTCAACACCGCCGGATAACCCGGGAAAGCCGACCTCTGCGCCACCCAGTCGTCCCGCAACGTCGCGGCCTGGTCCGGCGACATCTGCTCGGGCGCCTCGAGGATGCTCGAGGGGACGAGGCCGCCGGCGGTGATCGTGTTCGCGTACTGCGCCAACCCCCGCGCCGACGCCACGATCGCCCTGCCCGCCTCAAGCGGGCCGTGGCCGTGAGCGTCGTCGACGCCGCCGTTGTAGCGGATGTGGAGCACGTCGGCGGTGATGTCGGTCTTGCCGACCGTGTAGTGGCGTTTGCCGCCGTCCATCTCGACGTTGACGGTCCAGCCCGGCAGCACGTGGAACCTCGCCGGCCAGCCGGTCGCGTAGCGGGCGGTCGCGATCACGAACACCTCGCCCGCGGACTCGTACTCCCAGAACAGCGACTTCGCGAACTCGTCCCAGCACGTGTACAGATCCGGGTCGGGGTTCACCAACCAGCCCGCGTCCAGGTTGGGTGCGGCCCCGACCAAGTAGGGGGGCATCGCGGCGAGGCTGCCCGAGTTCAGGTCGACGCAGATCCACGCGAAGCCTGTCAGCGCGGCGGCGCGGCCCCAGTCCGGCGTCGGCCACTCAGCCGGCCAGCCGCTCCAGGCCGACGGGACGATCGTCGGCGGCACCCAACTCGACGCCGTCCCCGTGACCTCGACCCCGTTCGGGTCACCCGGGTTGTAGACATTCGCGCCGACCGTGGCCGGCGGCACGTCCGCGGGGTCGTTGTCGTTCGGGACCTCGTCCGGAGGGCGGATCGACCGAAGCGAAAGGAAACTCACCATTGTCGAGTGTAGACCCTTTTCAGCGGACTGCATAAAGCCGCGCCGGTTTATGCGCCGCCTGTACGGCCCACGCGACCGCCTTCACCAAGTGCCGCGGACCCTGCGCGATCTGCAGACCCGTCGGCGACTCCCGCACCAAGGTTTCTGCCAGAGCCCGGTCGAGCTCGCCGGTGTCCTCGTGCACCAGCTGCCTCGTGGCGGCAAGATCGCGGAACACGGACAGGCCCGCCGACGCCTGCGCGTTCACGGCCGGGAACGCCGGCAGCCCCGCCGGCACATCGTGGATCATCGACGCGCCGACATGCAGCTCCCGGATCTCCCGGTACAGCTGCAGCCGCAGCACCGACTCCATCGCCGCCCCCCAGTCGGGACACGACCACCCGTCCACCTCGAGGCGGCCGTCCTCCAACCGGGCCACGACAGCGACGCCGGCGCCGCGGCCGTAGTCGTCCTCGACCGCCACGATCACCTCGTCCGAGCTGTCAACCCCCGCCTCGGCCAGCCCCAGCCACAAGCCGCCCGGCAACAGAGGCTCGTTCCGCGACCGTTCGACCGGCTGCCGCGGCCACTGGTTCAACCACTGCGACTTGAACGACGCCTCCGGGTCGGGCTCGTCCGGATCCTGGATCTCGCCCGCCTTCAACGACTCGAACTGCTTCTCGATCAGCCGCTGCCGCCGAGCCGTCCAATGAGGGCTAGCGGCCCGCCACCCGGCCGGGTCGTCAAGCTCGGCGTCAGCCGGAGCCGACCACTCCATGATCAGGTCGCCGTCGCCGCCCTCCAGATCGTCCAGCGCCAACGACCGCCGGCGCAGCATCAGAACCGTCGCCAGCCGGTGGGCCGTGCTGACAAGCAGCAGCTGGTGCTGGGCCTTCTCGACCATCGTCGGCCACAAACTGTCGTCGATCACCGACGGCTTCACGGCCCACGCCTCGTCCACGACAGCGCAGCCCACGCTGTAGCCATGCACCGCCAGCTTCGCCCGCAGAAGCCACCTGGACCCGTCCGCGACCAGCTCGATCTGCTCCTGGCCGTTCACCTCGGTCACCCGGAACACCCCCGGCTGCTGCTTCGCCCAAATCCGGGCGACCCGCTGCACCTCCTTGCAGATCGCCAAATCCTTTCCCGTGTGCAGCACGTCCTGGGGCTCCCCGAACCGGTCGCCCTGATGGATCCGCCACAGCATCAGCTCCCGCAACAGCCAGCTCTTCCCGAGCTGCCTGGCCGTGGACATGACGAGCGTCTCCCAGACCAGGTCGCCGGCGTCGTCATGCTCGAGCAACCGGGTCGCGACCAGCTTCTGCCACCACCGCAGCGGCTTCCCCGACCGCTCCTCCGCGAACCGGCAGAAGTCCTTCCCCAGCGACCCCACCGCCCGCGGATGCGGAACCGTCATGTACCGCGGCCACGTCGCGTCCTTCGGCACCCGGCAAAGCCCTTTCAGCCACGGCACCTGCCAGCGCTCGTCGGCCTGGCCGAGCCCTTCCCGTTCCGGCGTCTCGTCGACCGCCGCAGCCACCCACACCCGCGACTGCGTCCCCCGGTTACACGCCCTGTGCTCCGGACGCGCCGGCAACAACCGGTTCCCGTCGTCGTGGCCCAAATCCCACAGAGCCCCCGGCGCAATAGGCTCCCCACACCTCCGGCAGCGAACAGACCCCGCCTCCACATACGGCAGCCACGCCGCCCGCGACCGCTGATGCACCAGCCCGTAGCCGCGAGCCTCCCGGCTCAGCTTCACCCGTGTCGCCACAACCGCATAATCCCACACCCGGCCGCATAAACCCCAGCCGCGCCTGCATAATCCCCGACTGCATAAACCCGCCTACAATATGCAGAAGGGGGGTGAAATCGCACCAAGCCGGTGGTCCTCTTAGATCGGAA